CGGTTAACCTCAAAACCGCATGGCATCATATAGGAAGCCTTCTCGTGGCGATGCTGATTTTGACTGATTCCTATTGAACTTTGAAAAAATGTGTAACTCAGTGCAGAGCAAATACCATTGTGCTGAGGTAACTACCACACTTAGGTGTCGACTATATCTACCCTGACGATAGCCAGGATGAAGATGAATCATTCTCTTGGTGACAAGAGAATGATACCTTACGAACGTAAGGTGTCGGGGGTAGTTAGCGCAAAATATATTTCTCAAGTTAGGACGGTGTCTTGTCGCTTCCGCAATAGACGCTCCCAGTGGGAGAATAATCCTTGTTAGGTGTTAGGCTGGCCGCCTGGCACAAACCAAGGAAATGCTAATAAGGAAGTTTGCCATGATGTCTTAGTAATAAGACTATAAGACAAGGTCAACGCACAAGTAGCCCAAGGCAAAGACTTTTTAATTTCTATTTATAATGAATGAATAATGTTGAGGTCATTATTATAAAAATATCTGAATGGTGGGTGAAAGTTGAGGGTAAGCAATCCCTTCTGAGATTAAAGGTGCAGAACCTGTGCCCGTGGAAAACGGGTGGGGTAAGAAGTTTAAGACCGACGGGTCTTAGGCTCAGACTTATCTCCTCAGTAGTCTAATAAACGAGAAATATAGGATGTAGAGCGAAGGTTCACACATTTTTTCAAATTCATTTTTTTATGTTACATGGGTCGGTATACTGTATGTGGAAGCAGGCCTGACTGTAAATCAGGTGTCAGAGACTCAGCTGGTTCGACTCCAGCGCGGCCCACTTTAAGTAAGTATTTAAAGTTGAAACGATATACACTTTAGAGAAAACTTAGACCGAAAGAGCGGAATTTACTAATATTAATATGCTGATAGAAATTACTGTGTTAATCGGAAATGTGGATAAAGAGGTTGGCTCTTTACAACCGTAGTTCTATCCTTTTACTTTATCTGTGTTTTACGATGGAGAAATCTTGATATAATTAAAAAGACGAGCTGATGGCAAGCGGTCAGCGTCAACAAGATCGCTGAAGAGGAAGTTCTTAGGGTAGCATGTAGCGAGCAAAAAGTGTTCAGCGTGCATGGAGTAAGCAAGTTGATTAATTATATCAAGGTTTTTTTGAAAACCGAACGGTGGCTCCGGCCGCCAACGCATGTCAAGATCGCCAAGATGAATTAGAAAATCCATCACGAATTTTTACAACCAAAAAATGTTAAAATTGATTTTTACTAAAAAATTTAGTATAATATATATGTAAGGTAAAGAGAAACCGACGAAGGGCGCTGGCGTTACCTTACTACGCGTAGTCGGTATATAAATTGAGTCCTCCTGAGGAATTGCGGCCAGGTGATCACCTCGTATATTCGGGCTTGTAATGGTTTCGACGGGGTTTAGAAAATTATAATTGCGCTCGTGTAGTGACGTAATCACTAAAATCTAAATATAAACGCAAGATATCAATATCAAATGGCAGCCTGATTTGGCTCAGCCTCCAAAACACAGTAAGATGTCAGTAGTAACTGTTGAGGATCGAAAACAACTGTCACTTTAAGTTTTCTTATTCTTAGCACTAAAAATAAGATGGTGGAGCAAATTTAAAAAAACAGCGTAAACAATTATAGTAAGTATAAATTTCGGACAGGGGTTCGACTCCCCTCAGGTCCACTATGAGGAAATTCATGAATAAAAAAGAAGTAATATATGATAATACAGTTGTAGTAATCAGTAACTATGCAACAGATGTTTTACCTAATACTTTAACTCAAATGGGTGAGCAAGGATATAAATTAGTTAATGCAATTTTAGCAAAAAATAAATATAATGTAGACGTTATGTATTGTTTTTTCACAAAAGAATGTTATAATTAAAATGTCTATGATCCATTAGCTCAATTGGTAGAGCACATGATTCTTAATCTTGGGGTTCGGGGTTCAAGCCCCCGATGGATCACTATTATGCCGCCATGGCGTAATGGCTAGCGCAAGTGCCTTGTAAGCACTGGGTTGGGGGTTCAAGTCCCTCTGGCGGCTCTCTCTTTCAGATAGAAAGGAGGAATAAAATAATGATAGATATTGACCGTTTAATAGAAGAAATGCGTAAAGAAAGCGAACAAAAGATTGAGCACTTATCACAGAAGTACAATATAGATGTAAAGCAATTTTTATCTGAATCAGAAAATTGGCATCATCAGTTGGTCTGGGATGACAAGAAAATTAACACTTATTTAAAGTCTTGTCCTTTTTGTGGAGCAAAAGCGCAAATTGAAGAGTTTCAATATAATGATGGCACCTTAAGCTACGCAATTGAATGTACTGAATGTGATGCTATGTCGGCTGAATGTGATGAAAGAGTAGAAGCTATAATAAAATGGAATCGTCGCGTTTAATATTTTGGGGCAATAGCGTAATTGGCTAACGCACTACCTTGCCAAGGTAGGGATTGCGGGTTCGAGCCCCGTTTGCCCCTCTGAAAGGTAGAAATAATGAAACTAATGGATTTTGAAAAGTTTGTAGCAGAAAATTGCAAATTATGTGGCTCACAAAGATGTAATCCTTATGATCCTTTTTGATTAGAAGGATGCACACTATATAAAGAATTAAAGGAGAAAGAAAAAATGTTAAAAGAGAAGTACAAGTTTTACACTGATGGTTCGAACAAGATGGTTGCCGTTTCTACCTATGCTGGAAAGACTGTGCGCGGTGTGGCCAAGTGTGACCCAAGAGATACGTTTGATGTAGAAGTCGGACAGAATCTAGCAATCGCACGTTGTGCTATGAAGATTGCTAATAAGAGATATGCTCGTGCCCAGCGTGAGTTTGAGAAAGCTGAACAGGAAGTTGCTAAGGCTCTTGTGCGTCTGAACAAAATGGAAAATTATGTGAATGACGCACGTTCGGAAGTAACCGAAGCTAAGCGTAACCTTGAGTCAATGTCTGCGACTGTGTAACAGCAGTCCCTTTTTGGGGCATTAAGTCTAACTGGTAAGACAGCGGTCCTGAAAATCGCTAGTAACCGTGTGAGCGGCGTCTGGGTTCGAGTCCCAGGTGCCCCGTTTTATAGGGGTATAGTGTAACGGTCAGCACAGGAGTCTCTAAAACTCCAGCCTTCTGAGGGCCTCGGTTTGGGTTCGAATCCCAATACCCCCGCTGTATAAAAGGAGCTTTGAAGATGGGTAAAAGTGAAAGAAAACCATTGCCTAGTCCTCCCAAATGGTTCTTTTGGGATAATGATTATTGTTGGTTTTGTCATAATAGAAGAAATTGCGGCAATTGCCATTTATGCAAAGAATCTAATATTGAACAGAAAGATAGACAAAAGCGTAAAGAAAAACAAAAGTTACAAAATAGTAATTATGACGATTTTTAATTGATTTTTTATAAAAATTTTGATATAATATATATGTAAGATAAAGAAAGGCGGATACAGCAATCATTCTTTTTAGAATATTAAGCGTATGGTTCGCACATTGTCTGTAAAACAATCTAAGCTGGTTCGATTCCAGCACTAAAAAGCCGTCTTGAGGAGAAAAATAATGGAAATGAATGGGTATTTATTTAAAGAAAAGTAAATAGAATAAAAAATTCATTAGTTGATGTTTGTTGTAAAGCTATTTTCGGTAAGACTGTAGACGAGCTTGTTCAGAACATTGTTTCAAAACATGCGGGTGTGGCGGAATCGGCAGACGCACGGGACTTAAAATCCCGAGGGTTCGACCCGTGAGGGTTCAAGTCCCTCTACCCGCACGATAACTTATTTCCTTTATCTGTTTTCCCCTAAAATAACCCCCTATGATTGTTTCCGAATTTTAACATTAAAAAGAAATTCGGATTTGCGTTTGTGGTGTAATGGATTAACACAAGTGCCTTCCAAGCATTAGATGCGAGTTCGATTCTCGTCAGACGCTCTCTTTGAAAGGCTCATACAGCAGATGTAAAAGATATTCAATAGGTCTATAATATGAAACATTTTTTCTCCTTCTGTGTATTTGTTGGGTTACGTGACGAGCCTTGAGAAGTTGTTCCTTTCTGTGGTTTTTATATATTAAGGCAAAATAGTAGTTTATTTTATCCCTCTCTTTCTTACTATTGTTTTGCCTTAATATTTTGGCTTTATGTCGTTTAGCGATTATACAGATCAAGCTGATAAAGCCATTTATGGCATAAGTAAAGGTGCCATAAAATTTTTATATGTTTGTAAAAGGGAGGAATTTTACAATGCGTATTATAAGTGAAAAAACTGGAAAAGAATACACATCCGTAGAGGAATGTGTAGCTGCTGAAAAAGAATTTGATGAAGCGATCGCAAAAGAAAAAGCAGCAAAAGAATTAGCTATTGCCAATGAAAAAGCGAGAGTTGCAAAACTTAATGAAGAACGTAAAGCTCGTGCGGCTCAGGTGGAAGATGCCTATAAGGCACTTTGTGATGCAAATCAGAAATATCGAGAATTACTTGATCGATTTATACAAGATTATGGTAGTTTTCATATGACCTTGAAAACCGGAGACTTAAATCCTTTTGATGGTTTCCAACACTTGTTAAATTTCTGGCTTTAACTTAAAATAAGGAGCCAGAAATGGCTCCTTTATTTTTATTTATACATTTTTTACGGGAGGTTTAGCAGAAATGCTTGCACAAATAATTTTAACAATACTTTTAGGATTCGCATTTGGATTTTTAATAAATGCAGGTGTTGTATGGGTAATTTGCTGGGGATTAAAAGCGATTGGAATTACTGTAATTTTTGGTTGGGAAGTCGCTTTTAGTTGGCCATTAGTAGTTATTTTTACTATTGTTTATATGGTAATCAGAGGTCTTTTTAAGTCAGCAAAAGATTCATAATTATGTATATAATGACTTCTTATTTTTATCAAATTCGATTTATGAAACCAAATTATATACCATTAAGTACAGCGCAGTTTGATCCTCGATGGTTTTTTAATAATAGGTATCAAGGCTATCAATGGAAAGATAAAAATGGTGTTTGGAACGGATTACGTGCAGAACCATTTGTACCAGGTTCAACTTGTGAACATTTGTGCAGAGGTCCTGAATATTGTAATGATGGCGATCCTCATATGTGCGCATTTTTGCGTGCTTACCGTGCACAACTTGACCAATTAGATTTCCAAGATATTATTAAACGTATCTATTCTCTTGGGAAAGCTGTTCAAGAAAAAGAAGGTTTTACTGAAGATCCTATTATTGTATTTATTGTCCATGAAGCAACTAATAATCCCTGCTCAGAACGAAGAGTAATTCAAGAGTGGTTTAAAGACCACGGTTACCCTTTGCAAGAATTTAAAAAAGGGTAACTTATTATAGGCGCAGTGGTCGAGTGGTTAAAGACGTTGGTCTGCAAAACCAATTACGTAAGTTATCGTCAGTTCGAATCTGACCTGCGCCTCTATTAATTTTATAAAAGAGTATATACCAGATAAAAATATAACAAATTGATTTTTCCTAAAAAATTTGATATAATATTTATAGAAAATGAAAGAAAGGAAAAAATCAATGGAATTTACAATTGAAGTAACTGATGATGAATTAAATTCAATTTTAAAAAAAAGAAAACAAGAAGCAAAAATTAAAGCAATAAAAAATCTTTGGAATCAATTTACTGAAGACCTGCAAGCACTTGGAGGAGATATTTATCCAAGTAGTGTTAAAACTGGTTATAGAACTTCTGGTAAATTAAATGTTCAAGGAGTACGTATTGATTCATTTGGTAACATTGAATTAAGATTTTAATAATTTCCTCTTGTCCAAGAGGAACCAATGAGAAAAAGGAGAAAAAAATATGAATACTTTTATGTCCGGTCTGAATGATGCTACTAACTTCACTCTCACTGAGAATGGTGGTGTGACCCATAAGACTACTCGTTCTGATTTACTGGATATGTTTGCGATGGGCGCAGCTTATCGTAATCGCAGTGACGCAGATGTAATTAACCTCTTTAAGAACGCATATGCGGAAAACCCGGAGTATGCACTAAAGTGCCTGTTCTATATCCGTGATGTGCGTGGAGGCCAGGGAGAGCGTAGATTCTTCCGTGTGTGTATGCATTGGCTTGCTAATGCGGACGCAGATGCTGCAAAGCGCAATCTCATCCATGTACCTGAGTTTGGTCGTTGGGATGACTTGTATGAGTTCGTAGGGACTCCGCTGGAAGGTGACGCATTCGCGCTGATGACTCATCAGCTTGCACTTGATGTCAGCTGCAAGACTCCGTCTTTACTTGCTAAGTGGTTGAAGTCCGAGAACACTTCAAGTGCTGAAAGCCGCAGACTGGGAGCACTGACTCGCCAGCATATGGGCATGACTTCTCGCCAGTATAGAAAGATTCTTTCTAATCTGCGCGCCCGCATCAACGTTCTGGAGAGACTAATGTCTGAGAATCGCTGGGACGAGATTGAGTTCGATAAGATTCCTTCTCGTGCTGGAATGATTTACAAGAACGCTTTTGCTCGTCATGACATTGAGCGCCAGAAGAACGAAAATGTAAAGACTTACGCTGAGTTCGCACAGGACGCCACTACTAAGGTAAACGCTAAGGCGCTGTATCCTTATGAGTGCGTAGCTGAGGCTGTAAAGGTCATGAAACCGCAGTACAGAAGTTGGTATAGCTTTAATGATTATAATAAGAGCAATGTTGACCTGTACGATACCAATCGTCTGATGGTTAACAAGTATTGGGATAATCTGACCGATTATTTCAATAATGCAACTTTCAATGGTATTGCTGTTGTAGATACCTCTGGTTCTATGACTGGTGATAGCGCTTCTGCTCCTATCAACGTAGCAATTTCTCTGGGTCTGTATTGCGCAGAGCATAACAATGGCCCGTTCGCCAATAACTATATTAGTTTCTCTTCTCGTCCTCAGCTCATCCGTACTGAGGGAGTAGATTTCTGTGATAAGGTCGAAAGAATTTATCGCACTAATCTGTGTGAGAACACTAATATCGAAGCAACCTTCGACCTTCTACTTGATACTGCAACTCGTCCTGGTGTAAAGAAGGAAGATATCCCGAAGAATGTCCTTATCATCTCTGATATGGAGTTCGACTCTGCAACTTCTGGTTGGCGTTATACTTCTAGCATCAATTCTCGCAACTGCGAGACTGTGATGGAGGGTATCGCTAAGAAGTGGGCACGTTACGGACTTGAACTGCCTCATCTGATTTTCTGGAATGTTGATGCTCGCCAGAATAACATTCCGATGCTCGGACAGGGCCGTGTAAGCTTCGTATCTGGCTTCTCTCCTTCTATCTTTGAGACCATCATGTCTGGTAAGACCGGATATGAACTCATGATGGATAAGCTTAATACTGAGCGTTACGCTTGCATTAAGTGATAAATAAAAAAACGGGGTAAGTGAGAAATCACTTACCCCTTATTTTTTTATTAAGTATTAGATGCATTTGCAATAGCAGTATCAATTTCAGCATTTGTTAATGCAACGACGTCTGCAGGTTGCAGAGCTGTATCAGCTTTAGTACCTTGAGCAGCAGTAGCATAATTTGATGCCAATCCTGCGGCGTAGGTCTCTGCGGCCGTTTGAGCTGCGGCTGCCGCACCCTTAGCATCATATGTATTAGCTAAATCTAATGTAGTAATTGCATTTGAAATTTGAGTGCTTACAGCAGTAGTACCTACAAGGGTTTCTAAAGCATCTAAATCAGAAGCTAAAGCATATTGACTTAAATCTGCTCCAGAAATAGCAGCAGCAACGTATGCTTCTACATACGCTTTTACTGTTGCATATTGTTGACTATTAGAATCTAATCCAAGAGTTAACTTATTCTGTAATGCAGTAATAGCTGCGTTCATTGTTGCAGCATCACCTGGATGCTCTTGGATCCAAGCTGCAATCTCTTGTAAAGTATCAAGAGCCTCATCAGCATTTTGAGGAATTAACTATGCAGCTAATTCTTCATTAGCGATTGTTCTTACACTCTTGTTATCATCACTACCAACTAAAGTAGCTACTTTTCCTTCAACAGTATCAATATCTGTTTCTGCCGTATCTAAACGAGTATCTAGTCCTGCGATATCATTTGCATTAGTTGTAATTAACCCACGAATTGCGGTATCATCATATGTACCAGATTCCAATGATGCAACTCTTGTTTCAAGAGTTGAAACACGTGAAGCATCTGCTTTAGTATCTAATTGCTATTTAATTTTTTGCCACAAATAAGTGGTACCAGATTGGTCTAAAAACTTTTTTGTATCAGCCATAATTGTATCTCTCCTTTGTTAGTATTTTTAAGCGGTTAAATCATGTACCACTGTTATCATTATTATTTTGTGAGTTATCGCTATGCAAAATTTCATTAAGTTCTGCTTCTGTAATACTTTGAACATCTTCCGCTTTCAAATAACCACTTAAATCTTGCGGTGATACATCTTCAATTGCTTCGGTTACATAAGTCTTAGTAGCATAATCTGCTAATTCAGTTTTATCAGCTTTTGTAGCCAATCCATCTGTAAAGGCTTTAACTATAATTTTTACGCCTTGAGAATCCAAATAATATTTTGCCATTAATCTTGTCCCTCCTTCTCAATAATATCTTCTACTGTTTCATCTGGGATTGGATAAAACTCTATTGCATCTGATATATCAGAAACACGGGCATCAATTAATTCATTAACTTTTTCTTCAGTAATACCATTTGTATATAAATTCTGAATTATAGTAACTTGCGGAGAACGCATAGGATAATAAAAACCATATAGCCCCCAAGTTTCATTATTATAATGCGGGCGATCTTCGCTCGCACAAATATAATTTTCTATCGCTCGCGACATAATAATCCATCCTTTCTAATAACTTCGTCTATCTATTTTTAAAAAATATATAAAATAATCTAAACTAATTTGACCTTTGCCGCACTCAAATCCTCTAAATTGATTTTTTGGAAAAAATTTGTTATAATTATTTTAGAAAATAAGAAAGGAGATATTATCTTGTTTTTTGTTCGCGGAAAAAAGGGAGTAAAAGCAAATTCTCCATTAGTTGGTAGTGTTATATACGATATTAAGAAAAATACTTATAAGCATTGTAAAATCAAAAGCATAGTAATTATTAAAAATCAAAACAATATCGTCGCGGCGGCTATGTTCACAGGTTCTGATCCTGTCTATTGGATGGGAAACGCGCATAAAGTATGGGACAAACACGTTCTATATGTATCTGATGAGTATAGAAATGACGAGATAATAACATTTAAAATTTATATATGACACTTTGGATAGACAATAAATTTGAGCCTATATCTCATGATTTTATATGGGCAAATAATGCAATAGATGCCATTACTGCCATT